GCCTGTGTTTCCGTGAGCAAACCATGACCCCTGTGTTGTAGTAGGTCTTTCCGTCGTACTTGAACCCTTCTACGTTATAGACTTTCATTACCTCATAGATGCAGATATTCCTTGGGGTGTAAAGACCTTCATTGAATATTCCGAACTGATCTTCAGGTACGACATCAAAGATATTTGGGGAGTCTTTTCTGATTAGAATATCAGCGTCAATAAACGCTATTCTGTCAAAGTCTTTTTTAAGCAATTCGTGTATGGAAAATTTCAACCAGTGGGGAGAGGGAAGACTCATTCCCTCATAACCCTTTAGGACAATCAGTTCAGCATCACACTTCTCTGCGTAGTCCACAAAAAACGGCTGTGTCTTTTCCCATATCTTCTCATATTTCTCACCGGAAACTATGGTCAGTATGGCTTTCTTCATTTTTCCTTATTTTTTTATTTGTGATTTTAGTTTCTTCTTAATGGCTCTTAAACCTTGCGGGTTCATTAGAACACCTGACCTTTTGGCTTGTAGGTGACTGGCCTGAACGCCGCTTTGTTCTTCCCTACACCATGCGCTTTCTGAAATGCGTTCATCAGTTGAATACGGTCGTCTTTGGTCATGTCCCTAAACATCTCTTTTGATTTTTTCTTACTTTCTTCCCTGACAGAAAGCAATTCATAAGCACGTTTCTGTAATTCAACTTCGGGGCGTTTGTTGCTCATGTCACCGTCATAGATTACTTTCAAATCCCTATTATCGGGTTGCCGAAAACCACCATCATCACGTTTCACAGTGTGAAGATTAACGGGTTCGCCGTAGCCTCTGTCGTAAGTGATGACGAAATTATCCCCGTTGAATTTAACGCCTAAACGCCTGTCTAGGTTTTTGAGGTTCTTCATGAATCCTCTTTCAACTGTTGGTGATTCCATTATTTCTGCTCCCAATCATATCCGTAAACTTTGTTGTCCAATGTTCTCATTACTCTTGAGTTTCCGTGGACGGTTATATTTGCGCCTAAACCCTTACCGTAACCGCACCAGAAGTCACAACCGCACTTGAGACGGTAGTAGTCAGAATCCCCGAATAACGTAATCCCATAAAGGTGTAGGTCTCTGTAGCCTTGATACAGAGCGAGGGCGATGGCGTAGTCAACTGTCGAGGAAAAGTAATCGGTGTCAAATTTCTCAATCATCTCCTGTATCGGGTAATTCTTTAAGTCTATATAAGGGATTCCGTTCTGAAGGCATTTGAGTCGGGTACGTTCAGCGTCGTCCTTCTCTTTTAATCCCCATCGCAAGTCGTCATAAATATTCATATCTATGACGAGATTTACTGGTCTGCGTAGGTAAATCTGGGTGATGCCCCATGAAAATTCTTCCATCGGAGCATCAACCCATGTATTACCTTTTCCGATAATGTTAAGTTTCAACTTATGTTACAGTGTCAACAGCCGGAGCCAATGCGCCGGAAGCCGTACCCGCAGTGTTGGTGACATAGTTCTCAAACATAGACATTGCGTTACCAGTAATAGCAGCAGCAAGAAGAACAGCAGGGCCACCCATGCAACAATTATGGTGAATTGTTCCAGTGGATGTCGTTACACATTCAATTATTTTAGTAACCGTACCGCCCAACCAGTTAATCGTGTTGTAGGCGATTTCCGCATCAACAACTGCCGTAGAACCGCTAATACAAATCGAAGCTGTGGAAGCTTTGGCTGTAATCAGAATGGTGTTGTTCAGAATACGGGTATGGTCTGTTCCCACCAACTGAATCCAAAGCGTAGTTCCGTTTGTCGCTGTGGGCTGACGATGGAAACAGTTTTTAATGGTCAACTGGTCTGCCGCATTGGTCGTCAAAAGGAACTGCAACGCCTGTGCGGAAGCACCCTGAACGTAATCCACCGTGTCCAGCGTGACACCCGCAGCCGTGACGTAGAACAATTTGACAAGCTCATCAATCGAAGTCGTACAAATAATGTTCTTGATGGTCACATTCGCCGCAGAGATATTCCAACAAGCGGCAGTAGATTTCGCCCATGTAATCGTGGGACGGAGATTTCCATTCCCCAAGCCGATAATCGAAACACCTGCAACGTCGCAGGTAATCGTTCCGGCAGCAATAATGGATTCCGTATGACCAGGAAGCACATAGATAATATCTCCACGGTCAGCCGTACAAGCACCGATTGCCTTGTCTATCGAGGTAAATAACTTGCTGGCGGGAACTCTGGAACGATAGTAATTGTAGGAAGCATTCCCTGAAGTTCCTACCCAAAAAGTTTCACCTGCGCCAACAACGCCACCACCCAACAGTTTATGGGGCATGATGTTTGCATTGTCAGCAATATTTCTATCTTTAATCATTTTAATTCTCCTTTAATAGTTGTCCCTAGCAGGGGACTTTCGTCCCCCACTAGATACTGGTTAATTAGCTATAGAGCGAAGGTTCAACGAGGTCTTTAATCAGACAAAGCACGTTGCGCTGTTCGCAGCCCAGATTGGTGTAGAGCCGCAAATAGGCTTCCCATTCATCGTAACTCGCTCGCTGGTGAAGCTGTGAGTTATCCAGATTACCCCAACCCAGAGGACTCATTTCATACTTGTAAATGACATCATCGGGGAAAGCGTAAATCAGGTTGGGCTGGCAGAGGGGATCGACGATAATCTCCACCGAACCGTCACCACCGGAGAATGTGAGAACTTCGTAACCGCCCTGAAGTTTGGTCGGCTGGAATCTCACATCGGGCATCAGCAGATTGGCGTACTTGCGTTTCTGTCCCAAACCCATCAGCATTTTCTTCACGGAAGCACCGGAAGCGGTACGCACAACGTCAACCGCCTGTAGCATGAGGTCGATGGATAGTTCACGGTTCACGGACGAATTGGACAGGATATTTGCCGCCCACTTCGGATTCGATGCAACGGTAATACCCTCATAAACAGAAAGGTTTGTTCCGTCATCGAACATACCATACAGACCGGTGATTTCACGGGGTGTGTCGGTTGTGGCGTGTGCCAAATCTCTTGCGCCCATCTTGACCGCAATCGCACCTTCAGCCAGCGTACAAGCAACACCGTTGGTCAGAGTGGAAAGAGTCGGGTGAGTGGCTTTAAAGGTCGTGGCATTGGTTTCAAACGTGACAACCTTGGTAGAAGGCTTGATGGATTTGACTCTCTGACCGAAAGCGGCAGAGTCGCTTGAACCCAGAACCGTATCGCCGGCAGAGGCGTAGAAGTCAACGACCTGACCTTCAATGAGGTATTTAACGCCGATGTCATTGTCAAAGGTACAAGCATAGGTAGCATTGGTCGCAGCACTCGAAGCGGAAGAAATTCTACCCAGCATACCAAATCCGTCCCAATGACACTGACGGTTCAAGTCAACGACCATGCTCTGATAGATGTCGTCAATTTCGTCAGCCAGACCGTCAACGAAAGCGGCTTCAGAACCCTTGGCAGCTTCAATAGCCGGGCCGGTGATTCGCAGAGTTCCGTACAGATACGCAGGGGTGATAGTTCCCTGAATCTTTACGCCGGTCATCGGGTCGGGCAGAATAGCAGATTCCGCACGACCACCAGTGGACTGATTGCGGGCGATTCTCGCACCGAATACATATCCCTTGCCTTTGGGCTGTTTGTCGGATTTCGGGAACAGGTTATAGGTTATTTTTTCATCGGCAAACTGGTTTTTCAACCCGTCACCGTAAACGTACTTCAAGGCATTTGCCAGATTGGTTAAATCAGCATAATTGGACATTTTTAAACTCCTTTATTTGCCCTTCCCCCTAGTCATCATTTCCAGAAAGGCGTTCTTTCGCTCTCTGGCGTTTTTAAGGGTGGGCTCTGTTTTATAAGTCGCAGCAGTTCCGTCCGTGGATGGCACATTCGGAATAGAGGCTTTTCCCGCCAAATATTCTCTAATACCTTCGTCTTTAATCGCTTTGATTAGGTTGTTCATTTTCTTCACGCTCTGTTGCGTGATCCTTCGGATTTCCTTCTTGTCGGTAATATTGATGTCGTTGCACTCGTTCCCAACTCCCAAGGTGTATGCTAAGAAATCCTTGGCTTCCGTTGATAAATCCTCGATGGAATTTATCTGGCTTTTGACTTCGCCCTCATAAAAGGCGATTGCTTTCTTCGCCTCTTTCGCATCCTGTTCCGCTTTCTCTTTCGCTGAATATCTGTTGTTTAAATCCTCTCTCTCAGCCTGAAGTCTGGCGATAGTCTGTTCGGGGGTTTCCATACCCCTCTTGCGGAGCTCCTCTTGTTGCGCCCAATATTTCTGGTACTTGTCGAGGGTGTCGGCTTTCTGGGCAATCTCGTCTAACTTGTCTAAGTCAATCTGTTTGCCGTAAACCTTTTTCCCTGACGCAACGAGGTCAGCGAGTTCTTCAACATCTTCAAGACCGTTGGCTTCCACTAAAGACTTTGCGATCTTTAGGAGTTTCAGGTCTTGTTTGAACCGTGGGTCTTTGTGCCACGGTTGGTCGGAGTCAGACGGCTTCTCCCCTTTATCGTCCGGTGTGGTTGATGAATCCACCTTCTCATCTTTTACTTCTTTATTTTCAGGTTGCGACCCTGATACTTCGCTCTTTTCGTCTGCCATGATTTTTCTCCTTTTGCGTTCTTTAGGAACTTGCCCGTAAAGAACGAAATTATTTTCTTGTCCTCACAAATACGGCGTTTTCAGCGTACTTCTTGGACATATTCTCCATTAAGCCACCTGTCTTGAGGTCGAATCCCTCATAGCCAAGTTTCTCAAGGTACTCTATCAATTCGCTCTTGGTGTAACCCATCTCGATAAATGCGGAGTCGTTCATTTCCAGTATAATCATCGGGGAATATTTCTTGATTAAGTTCTCCGCACCCTTGACGACCATCAACTCACAACCTTCCGTGTCGATTTTGATTAACTTCACTGGTTCGTCGATACAGGAATCTAAAGTAACCATCTCCAATTTTTGTAGTGTCTTTTGTTCTTTGGTTTTCTTATTAAAGGGATGGTGTGATACATCCCAAAGTGCGTGACCACCGTCATTGTCAAGGTTAACGTAGAGTTCCACTTCTTTACACTCATCACCTACGGCATTGTTAAAGGCTTTTACGTTTTTCAGTCCGTTGAGGTTTATGTTCCCCACTAAACATTCGTAATTGGTTTTCTCCGCTTCAAAGGAATAAACCTGTTTGCAGAGTTCCGCACCGATAATCGTGAACCAACCTATGTGAGCACCGCAGTCAATGAAGGTGTCTGTCGGTTCCAACATCCTCACCATCATGTCGGAAACTTCGGACTCATAGAATCCGTCTGACTTGAGCATTAACTTTTGTGTAAATTTATTCTTGTCCAGTTCGAGATTCATTCGATTCCCTTGATTCGTGTCTGCTTTTGATGACTTCCTGGTTCATCTTGTTTGAACCGTCAATTTGTTTTAATCTCAATTCTTGTTCGGCGTTAAATACGTCTTTACGGTTTAAGACTCCCGCAACGCCGCTCATTCTTTCCTGTACGTCGGGTTCAATACCTATTGTCGGCAAATAGGAAATCTGCTCTTTGGCGGTCATGTTTTGGAACAACTTGTCCATCTGGACAAATTCTCTTGGGTCTTTCGGTTCGGGCTTGGCGTTCTTTTCTTCTTCTGCAACCATGTTCTGATGTAGTGCTACATGGGCGATGGCTTGGGTTTGAATATCAGGGGGTAACTCTGAAAACTCGTCACTCAAGATAAACTTACGATGGACTTCCAAATGTATCCTGTGGTTGTCAAACCTGAATAGAGGGTCATTGGATAAGACTGTTGAGTTCTCGGTAATCCCACCTTTCTGGGGGTCTTGATCTACGAGCATAATCCCCTGAAAGTCGCCAATGGACATCTTGGCGTTTTCGGTTTCTGCTTTTCTGGAGTCAATGCTTTCTTGTGTCGTAAATCCGCTTAATCCCGCTCTCCTAAAGAGTTCATCTCTCAATTCGGGGTTATTAGGTACGTCACCAAAAAGACCTCTCTGGGCGAAATCTAGAAGCATACTCATCTTGCCTGAATTGGTAGTCGAAAGACCGGAATCCAGTTCCATTCTTACGTCTGTGTTGTTTCTCAAATCAGAGGCTTTAAATCTGACAATCTTCCACTTGTTGCCCTTCCCACAAATCTTCAACATCCGTTCTTCGGTGAAGATTTCCTGTGCCAAGAGAAGCCTCTTTTTCTGTACTCTGGTTCTTGACCTGACGAATCTCTCCATGTCGGGGGCTTTGCCTCTTTCGGCGGTCTCTCTTAAAGTATCAACCATAATCCCCGAAGCCTTTGCACCAGGACTCTGCCCTCTTAAATTGATAAGA